CGCAGGAGCTTCAACGGCAACGGATTAGCTGTTTCGATGCGTGGGCAGCCATATTCACAAAGAAAACGGCAGATTATGAGTTGAATGTGACAGGCTCGGTGAAGCGCAAAGAGCGTTTCCGTACTTACATCAAAGTACCGGAGCTGGCAATGTTCCTGCGTGAGATTACGGATTACTGTACAGCCGACATGATAAATCTTGACGTGCCTGAGAAGAACGTGCGTTTCCTCTCTTATCCCCCGACAATCGAGCAGGAGGAAATGATAGGACGCTTGGTATCTTTTGCCGGTAGCGGCCAGTGGGAGGACTTGGGGCTTGACGTTCCGCAACCCGACAACCTCGACAAGGCTAAAATGTTGGTTGCGACCAATGTAGCCCGAAAAATGGCTCTTGATATGCGCTTGTTGGGTTGCAAGTTCAAGGATGATGCCGATAACAAGGCTTCTATCTGTGCGAGGACAATCTATGACTACTATATACGCTCGAATGACAATCGGGGTACACAGTTCATCTTCAGCGATCTTGGTACATACAAACCGAACGAATGGAACATATATGCCGACATCAAAGAAAAGTTGGTACAACTCGGTATTCCTGCTGATGAAATACAGTTTATCCAATGCGCCACTACCGAGAGGGCAAGAAAAAAGCTGTTTGAAGAAATGAACAACGGCAAGGTGCGAGTTCTTTTTGGAAGTACGACCATGTTAGGCACAGGTGTGAACGCCCAGCAAAGGGCTGTGGCAGTGCATCACCTTGAAATACCTTGGCGACCTGCTGACATGGAGCAACGAAACGGCAGGGCGGTACGCAAAGGCAACACTGTAAAGCTGTGGGGTGGCAATGTGGTAGATATTGTAATTTACGGCACGGAAAAGACCCTTGACGCCTACAAGTTCAATCTGTTGAGAAACAAGCAGATGTTTATCAATCAAATTAACAACGGCACAATCGCCGTGCGTCGTATTGACGAGGGAGGCATGGATGAGGACAGCGGTATGAACTTCGCCGAGTTCGTGGCTATTCTGTCAGGCAATAACGACTTGCTGAACAAGACGAAGCTCGACAACAAGATTATGCAGCTTGAAAAGGAACAGGCTATTTTCAAGAAAGAACGCATCCGTGCCGAGCGTAAAATAGCTGCCGGTCAGGGAGAAATCGAAAAGGCAAAGCGTACTGAGGCCGATTTCAAGAGGGATTTGGAATACATCAACTCGTATAATGGGGCAAAGGCAACCCTGCTTTTGAACTTGCCGCAAGCCAGTACCGAGGAAGTTGGCCGGGAGTTGCACCGTATCGCCAAGACCTACCGCAACGGAGCGTATGGTACAGTTGGCACATATGCAGGGCTAAACTTGTTGGTGCATAGCGAGTATAATATGGACGGTACGTTTGACCGCAATACATTCTTTGTAGAGGGTATAAGTGGATTGAAATACCGATGCGGTCTGAGCGGTGCGCTGCCGCTTGGTTTTGTTGAGTCGGCACAATATCCGCATGGAGCATTAAGCAAATTGCCCTCTCTTATCGAGAAGCAACAAAAGGCGGTAGAGCGGATAGAAAGCGAAATTCCCACATTGCAGGACATCATTTGCCGTCAGTGGAGCAAAGCCGATGAACTGTCAAGGCTCAAACAGGAATGTAAGGAACTCCAGCACAGGATTGATGAAAGCCTGAAAGAGGCCGAACAACCGCAGGCTGCCAAACACGAAGCTATTGCCGAAGCTGCTTGACATAATCATAATTCAACCGTTCCCTCTGCATAAGGGGGGAGAAACGATGCGTGTCAAAGTTCGGTCGGTCTGAAAATATCTGATTGCTTTGGTTTTCAAAGCGTTAGAACGGGGTAGGAGTGAGCTGGGTGGAAAAACGAAGCGTTTACATCGCTTTACATCGAGCTTACATTTGAACCTTGTTTGAACGCCGTTCAAATGAATCTCTTTACATTAGGAGTGGAGTAGGGGAGAATTCAGGCAGTATGGTATTATTTCACTCCGATGCTTTGCCCAGGCCATACTTCCATATACAAAGATAACCAAATGGTGTAATTTATGCAAGTGGAGTAGGGGAGCGCTTCGCTTCTCTCCTATTTTTATTTATTAAAATTATTCCATATAGCTGATATTTGGTATATTTGCAGTGAAATAAATACTATATATCATGAGTAAAGTTATCCATGTACATTTGATTTTTGAGAAAAAGAACATCTACTTTGGTAGTATATCGGCCATTTTTGAAACTCTGACGGAGAAACAGGTCGGAATCACTAAGAGTAGTCTTTTACATGCTGGACTGGTTGATGACATTGCCAAATACACGAAACGTGCAATGATTATTCAGTCTCGCTTGATAACATGTACCAGAAAGGGATAAAATGCCTTAGAACGCAATTAAAAGCCGCAAAAGCGGCTTTTTTTGCCCTTATAAGTGTCAAACTATGATGGAAGGCTGTATTTATCCGTTTGAACGCTTTGAACGTCTTAAAAAGTGGAAAGGTTATTCACTTGCTTATTCATTTGGTTATTCATTTAAGCTATTACAAAAACGAAATGTTTTGATTGCTTATTCATTTGGTTATTCATTTTTGTGCCTATTTTGTTCTAATAAAACGGGGAAATATCTTTTTTTTATTTGGTATTCATCGGTTTTTATAATATTGTAGGGGGTAAATTGTATATAGATAATATTTATTTACTCCCCTGTATTTTTATATATTCTGCTGTAAAATAGTGATTTAACTGTTTTTACCTCCCTTTCCCCATAAAACACGTTTTAGATGGCATTGGCAACCGTAGAATCGCTTGCATCCGAAACACGCCCCGACTTGTCCTGTTTAAGTTGTGTAATTGTCTGTTTGAGCATCCCTATTTCCTCTGCCATTTCTCGAATGGTGGAGTCTTTTTCCCTTAAAACATCCAGAAGCTCCCTAAAATTATTGTTAGCTGTTTCTGGAGGAGCTGTTTCCGTTACTACTGGTGTAATTTTTTCGGCTTCTATATCTTTTAAAAGAAAGTCGTCGATTGATATTCTAAAAAACTTAGATATTTCACATAACAAACTCAATTTAGGTTCTGTATTACCCAGTTCATAGTTTGACATTGTACCTTTTTTGATGCCCAGAAACTCAAATTCATCTAATTTAAGTCCCCTACTCTCCCTTAGATATCTAAGATTCTTAGAAAAAACGCTCATAAATCTAAATTATTTGGATTAACACTTTGTTGTCTAAGAAACTTAGACTATATTTGCCACGTGATTAAAGTTTAAACACGCCCCAAAGCTACAAAAAAGGCTTGAGGTAACAATGAGAATTTAAAAAGAAGCAAAATGGAAGTAAAATTTAAAAAGGGACAAAGTGTGAGAATCACCAAGAGAAATGGTGAGATCATTGATGGTATAGTTCGTGACTGGGATTATAACATTTGTACGTTCGTGCGGGAATATAATATCGATTATATGAAAAATGGTCAGGTTTGGACTGTAATATGTGTTCCGGAGGATGCGATAAAGGAGCTTTAATAATTTTCTCGGGCAGTTAGTTCAGCTGGTAGAACAAACTAAACTCCTATAATGGAGAGGTTATGGTCCGCGGTTCGAATCCGCGACTGCCCACTACGATAATTTAAATATTAGATAGTATGAAAGAACGAATAGTTGTAGAATACGGTGAGGTGAATAAAATTGCCGAACTGATGGGCTGTACAAACGTGATGGTGAGTCATGCGCTTGCCTTCCGTAAGAACAGCAAACTGGCCCGTTCCATTCGTAAGCTCGCCATTGAGCGCGGTGGATCCAAAGTAGGTGGTAATCCTCAAAATACAAGTAGCCATGAAAAATGATTTGATGACATTGTTCAGCGACCAGCTGCACTGGTTTGCTCGTCTGAAACGAAAACAGCGCTTTTGCGTGCTTTACTTCTGTATGAGTTTCGGGATCCTGCTCTCTATTTTTTTTATTAATCCGCTGCTGGAACTTCTCGTAGTGTTGAATTTCGGGATCTCCGTGCGGCTGCTGAAGAAGCATGTCCCTTTGAATGATTTAGAGGATTGATAATCAAGCTGGGAGATGGAATACTTTGATAATATATTGTGTGTAACTTACAAAGAGTTGCTGGATATAATGCCCAAAGGCACTTTGAATAGCCAGCTGTCCCGAGAAAAACTGGATGTCGTTTCCCGTGGCGGTGGTGAAAATAATCCGGCTCTGTATGCCTATTCCTCCCTTCCCGAGAAATACAAGAAACGTTGGGTTGAGCGTCATGGCGAACCCGAGAAACAAATGAGACAGGAAATGATCCGTAACATAGTGAAGAAAGACGAGAAGGCCGAGAACTTTTTCGAGGATTACCGTTACGACAAGAACGGTGAGATGGTCGCTCTTCCCGAGGATGTGAAGAAGGAATACACCTGGAACGCTTCGGTGCTGAACGCGTTGATGGAAGAGTTCAAACGCTTGAGTTCATCCAATAACAAGCTGACCGGTTTCCGCCGTAACCTTTGGGAACTTCTGCTT